CATCACAGCGATAAAGGCTCTCAGTATGTATCACTGGCCTATACGGAGCGACTAAAAGAAGCAAAACTGCTGGCATCAACAGGGAGTACAGGTGACTCGTATGACAACGCGATGGCGGAGAGCATCAATGGTCTTTACAAAGCGGAGGTAATACACCGTAAGAGCTGGAAAAACCGTGCAGAAGTGGAACTGGCCACACTCACGTGGGTGGACTGGTATAACAATCGACGATTGCTGGGAAGGCTGGGTCATATCCCTCCGGCAGAAGCAGAAAAAGCTTATTATGCTTCCATCAGAAACGATGATCTGGCAGCCTGAGTTCACAGATAAAACACTCTCCAGGAAAACCGGGGCGGTTCAGTTTTGGCGCATTACCGAATAGCTGGAATTTGCGGAACGGGAATGAAGCCAGATGACCTGTTGGCTGCATGGGCCTGTAGTGACTGCCATAATGAAATCGATCGCCGTACTCGCATTCTCGACAACAACGACGCCAGACTTTACCACCTGGAAGGCGTGATCAGGACGCAGGCGATACTGCTGAAGGAGGGGAAAATTAAGTCATGAATGAATATGAGTTTGTGCTTCCCTGGCCGCCGACGGTGAATACCTACTGGCGAAGACGGGGAAGCCAGTACTACATCAGCGATAAAGGCCAGAAATACCGAAAAGACGTACAGCAAATCATCCGGCAACTCAGATTAGACATTTTCACTAAATCACGACTTCGCATCACAATTATTGCTGAACCACCAGATTCCCGCCGTCGCGACCTCGATAACATCCTGAAAGGTTTACTCGACTCTCTTATCTACGCCGGATTTGCGGAAGACGACGAGCAATTCGATGACATTCGCGTAATTCGCGGCGTGAAAGTGCCTGGCGGTAGAGTGGGGATAAAAATCACTGAACTGGAGAACATTTGATGAATGCTAAAATTCAAACGATACCTGAATTACTGATCTGCACCAGGGGAAATCAGACAGAAGTCGCCAGAATACTGAACTGCAATCGTGCCACAGTCAGAAAATACATTGATGATAAAGATGCGAAAAAGCACGCCGTCGTCAATGGCGTCCTTATGGTTCATCGCGGATGGGGTAAAGATACTGATGCGTGATATCCGGCAGGTTCTTGAGCGCTGGGGTGCATGGGCGGCAAATAACTATGAGGATGTTACATGGTCGCCCATTGCTGCCGGATTTAAGGGACTGATCCCCGAAAAAGTAAAATCACGTCCACAGTGTTGTGACGATGACGCGATGATTATATGCGGGTGTATGGCTCGCCTTAACAGGAACAACAGCGATCTGCATGACTTGCTGGTTGATTATTACGTGTTGGGGGAGACATTCATGGCGCTGGCACGTAAGCATGGATGCTCTGATGGAACTATCGGTAAAAAATTACAGAAAGCGGAGGGTGTGGTTGAAGGGATGTTAATGTTACTTGGTGTCAGACTGGAAATGGACCGATATGTGCAACGCCTCTGACAGGAGGCGTTTGCCGTTCACTATGTGAAGTGTGTCAATTTGTGAGCGTTATGCTGTTTACTTTATAGTACAGGGACGTAAGAGTTATCTACCTGTTAATAACATATATACAACAATGAACAGGGGGCAAAATGGACATTGAAGATTTTCTGGAGGCGGAAGACAATGATCTGTCTCTGTGGAATGATGATATTTTAAGCATTGACTGGTTCGTTATCCTCAAAGAGCTTTTGAAATACCAGAACAGGTTAAAGTTAAACTATTCAGAATTACTTCTGCTGGCTAATTTTGTTTCATTTCACCAGGACGTAGATTCGCAAACATTACCATCAATATCTCTTTTTGCCACCAGAATGCGTACATCCCGGGACGCCATACAAGGAGTCCTGGTGTGTCTGGAGGAGAAAGATATGTTACAGAAGATAAGTTACGCGCAAATCGATCATGACGATGATTTGCGAAACATCTATGATATCAAGCCATTAATCCGCCGGTTAATTTGGTTATTGAAAAGTGGTTGTGATAAAAAGCATACTTGCCCCCTCTGCGGGAAAGTCGCTATATCTAATGATGAAATTGAGAAAAAATTCGGATTCAGAATTTGCGGGAATAAGAAAAGGCCGCAAAGCTGGTGCCGTTCATGCAGAAGCACGAAACAACGCCGACTGAATACATCGCTAATTGGCAAAAAAAAGCCCCGAAAATCTCCGCCCGAGGTGGTGTGAAGCGTCGCGGAACCCCGGATTCCACTCCCGATTGAACGAGGTGCTAAAAAGTATTTTACGTACGTAAAAATCTGCATATCATGATAAGAGTGGTTGCATTGCCACGCAGCCGACCCCGTCGATGAGCGGGGTTTTTTTGTACCCAGAATCCTCTGAGCTATACGGAAAGTACACAGAAAGGAAGGTGCGGCCACAATTAATAACAAAATCTTAAAAATCGCACATGGCACTATTAGTTTTCTAAATATTGTGTATTTTTTGTATTGCAGGATGACCCTGTAACGAAGTTTGCGTAACAGCATTTTGCTCTACGAGTTTGCCAGCCTCCCCCAGTGGCTGGCTTTTTTATGTCCGTAACATCCTGTGTATCAATAAATGTTGTTGTCTACGTACGTCAAGTAGTCGCATGAGATCTGACCAGATATGTTAAGGTTGCAGCTCTCTTTGAATATGATTATCATTTTCATTACGTTATTGTTACGTTTATCCGGTGCGCCGTAAAACGCCGTCCTTCAGGGGGTGGAGGATGTCAAGAATATAGTTATCGTATGGTGCTCAAGGAGTATTGTGTAATATGAAAATAATTATTTTTAGAGTGCTAACTTTTTTCTTTGTTATCTTTTCAGTTAATGTGGTTGCGAAGGAATTTACCTTAGACTTCTCGACTGCAAAGACGTATGTAGATTCGCTGAATGTCATTCGTTCTGCAATAGGTACTCCATTACAGACTATTTCATCAGGAGGTACGTCTTTACTGATGATTGATAGTGGCACAGGGGATAATTTGTTTGCAGTTGATGTCAGAGGGATAGATCCAGAGGAAGGGCGGTTTAATAATCTACGGCTTATTGTTGAACGAAATAATTTATATGTGACAGGATTTGTTAACAGGACAAATAATGTTTTTTATCGCTTTGCTGATTTTTCACATGTTACCTTTCCAGGTACAACAGCGGTTACATTGTCTGGTGACAGTAGCTATACCACGTTACAGCGTGTTGCAGGGATCAGTCGTACGGGGATGCAGATAAATCGCCATTCGTTGACTACTTCTTATCTGGATTTAATGTCGCATAGTGGAACCTCACTGACGCAGTCTGTGGCAAGAGCGATGTTACGGTTTGTTACTGTGACGGCTGAAGCTTTACGTTTTCGGCAAATACAGAGGGGATTTCGTACAACACTGGATGATCTCAGTGGGCGTTCTTATGTAATGACTGCTGAAGATGTTGATCTTACATTGAACTGGGGAAGGTTGAGTAGTGTCCTGCCTGACTATCATGGACAAGACTCTGTTCGTGTAGGAAGAATTTCTTTTGGAAGCATTAATGCAATTCTGGGAAGCGTGGCATTAATACTGAATTGTCATCATCATGCATCGCGAGTTGCCAGAATGGCATCTGATGAGTTTCCTTCTATGTGTCCGGCAGATGGAAGAGTCCGTGGGATTACGCACAATAAAATATTGTGGGATTCATCCACTCTGGGGGCAATTCTGATGCGCAGAACTATTAGCAGTTGAGGGGGTAAAATGAAAAAAACATTATTAATAGCTGCATCGCTTTCATTTTTTTCAGCAAGTGCGCTGGCGACGCCTGATTGTGTAACTGGAAAGGTGGAGTATACAAAATATAATGATGACGATACCTTTACAGTTAAAGTGGGTGATAAAGAATTATTTACCAACAGATGGAATCTTCAGTCTCTTCTTCTCAGTGCGCAAATTACGGGGATGACTGTAACCATTAAAACTAATGCCTGTCATAATGGAGGGGGATTCAGCGAAGTTATTTTTCGTTGACTCAGAATAGCTCAGTGAAAATAGCAGGCGGAGATTCATAAATGTTAAATACATCTCAATTCAGTCAGTTGTTGCCTGTCTGATAATAGATGTGTTAGAAAATTTCTGCATGGTGAATCCCCCTGTGCGGAGGGGCGACTGGTGAACGGTATGATCTCTTTGATGATCGTAAGCGAGAATACGCGGGTTTGGTGGCACCAGGCCGAACTCACCGGGAGGCACCCGGCACCATGCAGTATTCAGAGATTAGGCATATATCCAGGCTCCTCATCGCAGGAGCCTTTTTACATGCAAAAAAAACCGCTCCTGGGAAGAGCGGCTGGCAAGAAGAAACAATATGAACAATTAATTAACGATGGGAATAATACCTTAGAGTAATCACCTTGCGCAACTGTAAGGGCATATTTCATCTTTGCGGGCTGTTTTTCTGTGTGGCTTCTGTGTTTCCGGAGGGCAGCTTGTACCTTTTCTGACTCAGAACATTATCCCGGCCGGGAGGATTCATGGCATTTAAACACTATGATGTTGTCAGGGCGGCGTCGCCGTCAGACCTTGCGAAACGAATAACTCAAAAACTGAAGGAAGGGTGGCAGCCTTATGGTAGTGCGCTGATTTCGACAGCTGGTTATGGTGCGGAGTTCATCCAGCCAGTTGTGAGTGAGGGGAGCATCTCATCACCAGAGGAGCCAGGCAACCGTCCGACGACCTCAGCGCCTTCTGTTGCGCCAGAATATTACTATGTGATCGCGCTTGCTGGTCAGTCCAATGGTATGTCATACGGTGAGGGACTGCCATTGCCGGATACATTCGACAGCCCTGATCCACGTATTAAACAGTTAGCGCGTCGCAGTACGGTGACACCGGGCGGTGCAGTATGCAAATATAACGACATCATTCCGGCGGACCATTGTCTGCATGATGTGCAGGACATGAGCCGTCTTAACCATCCGAAAGCGGACCTGTCAAAGGGGCAGTACGGAACCGTGGGGCAGGGGCTGCATATCGCCAAAAAACTGCTGCCGTTTATACCGGCGAATGCGGGCATTCTGCTGGTTCCGTGCTGTCGTGGTGGTTCAGCGTTCACCACCGGAGCCGATGGCACATACAGTGACGCGAGTGGTGCCTCGGAGAATTCAACCCGCTGGGGTGTGGACAAGCCGCTGTATAAGGACCTTATCGGTCGAACAAAAGCAGCACTGAAGAAGAACCCGAAAAATGTGCTGTTTGCCGTGGTGTGGATGCAGGGGGAATTTGATTTTGGCGGTACGCCGGTAAATCACGCCGCACAGTTTGGTGCGCTGGTTGATAAATTCCGTGCAGACCTGGCGGATATGGCAGGCCAGTGCGTCGGTGGCTCTGCTGGCGGTGTTCCCTGGATATGCGGGGACACGACGTATTTCTGGAAGCAGAAGAACGAATCCACGTACCAGACGGTGTATGGCAGCTATAAAAACAAAACGGAAAAGAATATCCATTTCGTACCGTTCATGACGGATGAGAACGGGGTGAATGTGCCGACGAA